TTATATGGATCTAGTGGAACAGTTTGGTTCCTCTAACGTATTTATCGCTACTACAATAGCCAAGAATGCAACACCTGAAAAGGATCCATTTAGTTATGAAGAGAAAACTGGCATTATGCAAAACATGTTTGGTATACCTGCTAAACAAATTGTACAAACTAGTCCATACAGACCTGATGTTAGTTTAACAGGCAAAGACCCTGCAAACACCGCAATTGTATTAGTGTTCAGTGCCAAAGATGCAGGAAGACTAAAAGGCGGAAACTATCTTAGAGATTATGAACCAGGAGCAGAAATGGTTCCAGGTGACCAAGCAGGATATATACTAGAAGTACCAATACAAGAAGGTGGCATGAGTGCTACTGATTTTAGAAACGCAATGAAAAATGATAGTCTAAACGATAATCAAAAGATGATGAAGTTTAGAGAATTTTTTGGAAGTATTAATCAACAAGTGTACGAATTTATTAAAGGAAAACTAAATGGCAGTGCTAGCTGAAAATAGAGCGAGACTTACACTTGCACCTGGCGGCGCTTCTCAGAGAAGTTCTCGCAATCAGTTTTACTTTAATGGACCGGCGAGTCCACTGAGGCAACACAATGGTATACTGTTTCCTTATCAGCCTGATATAACTTACAGTCAAAGTGTAAACTATAGTCCTTATGATATGACACACACCAACTATACATTTAATGCTTATAGAAATACACCTAGTCCTACTATACAAATGACAGTACAATTTGCAAGTATTACACAAGAAGAAGGCGAGTACACACTTGGTGCGCTACATTTTTTGCGTAGTGTTAGCAAGATGTTTTTTGGCTTAAATGATCTAGGAGGAAATCCTAGTTCAGGTACTCCTCCTCCCGTACTGCGTTTTAGTGCATTTGGAGAACAACAATTTAACAACATACCTGTTGTATTAGAAAGTTTTAGTACAACATATGATAGTGGTGTAGATCTCAAAGATATTAACGGAACACAAGTTCCTACATTAATGAACTTCTTTATTGGTATGAGCATACAAATTAATCCTGACAGACAAAAGAATGTGTATAGTACACACAATTTTATCAACGGGTCCGGATATAAACAAGGATTCATTTAATGGCAGTTGAATACAAAGCATCAAGCAGTTATAGTAATACAAGTGTTAACAGAAAATACTTGGATCTTTTTCAACCTGTAATTGTACAAGACGAACTTGATCAGGATCAGACAACAATGGTTATTCAACCCAAGCATCATAAGAGACCTGATTTATTAGCATACGATTTGTATGGTAGTAGTAGACTATGGTGGATATTTGTACACTATAATAGAGATACTATCAAAGATCCGATTATGGACTTTAAAAGTGGAACAAAGATTCAAGTACCGAGAACATATAAATCATCAGGAAACAACTGATGCAATCAATATACCAAGATAATGTCCTTAACACATACGACAGCTACACATACAAATGGACCATGTATATGGTACATCCTGTTAACGCACATAAATTCGAAGCTAACATTGCACAAAACAATGTTGTGGTGATTGCTGAAAGTGGTGTTGAAAGTGAAATAAACATACAAAGTGTAGAACAGAATCTTGTGCTTGCTTTTAAAAAAGCCAAAGATCGTAATGGATTAGCAAACATGTTTGTGTTTAATCTAGTAGAACCAGGCGGAGCTACACTTTTCAACAGAATATTAGAAGGTGCAAGACGACTTAGAATAGAAAATCACTTGCATGCATGTTTCCTATTAGAACTTCGATTCGTTGGCTATGATCAAAATGGTAATGCTACTAATAATATTGCAGGTCCTTTTTACTACATGACCACTATGACCGGTCTCACATTTGATTACAGAGAAGGCGCGACACAGTATACAGCTAATCTAGTAGAAACACATCAAGATGCTTATAAAACACTTAACTTATACACCAAGCAACAACTCACAGTGAATAGTGTAAACACATTTGGTGAATTTTTACAGCAACTACAAGAAAAAGTAAATGAACAAGAAAGAGAAAGTACTGCACTTAGTCCAAGTAAACTTTTTAGTACGTTATATAACTTTGGTGCAGTAGACGATACAGCAGAATGGCTCAACTGGAAATTCGGAGCCTCTGCCGCCAGTGGGGACACCAGTCTAAAAAGCACCAGTGTCACAGGTGACGGCACACTTACATTTACTTTTAAACAAGGCACAGGTATAAACACAGCAATTGTAGTAGCTCTGATGCAAACAGATAATTTTAGAAAAATGCCTACATTCGAAGGAGGCTTCCACAAAGATAATGCAGATGATGGAGAAGCAAAAGCACCAACTTTTGCAGAACTTAGCAGTTGGTTTATTTTTGATAACGATACAGAATTTCTAAGATATGATCCAGTAGCTCGTTCTTATCAAAAACGCATCACATTTAATCTCAAAAAGTTTGCAACACAAGAATTAGTACATGATGCAATCAGTTATGAAAATTTAATATTCAACAAAAATATTCAAGAAGACAGACTTAAAAAAATCATCAGAGAAGGACTATTACGCAAACGGTTTGACTACACTCACACAGGATTAAACACAGAAGTCTTAAATTTAGATGTTAGTTTACACAACACTTATTTCCAACTTCAAGCTATTAATCATGGTAAAACAGAAAACAGAGCACAAGGATTTGCTGGTATGAGCGAAGATCAGCAACAGTTGTCTATACTACAAACTGATGTGCAAGAAATAAAAGGTGATCTTAATGCACTGAATGCAAGAAAAAACATACTAACTAAAGAACTAGAAAATTTAGATGAATATCAACTTGCTAGTGATGTAGGCGGGCAACAACAAGAACTTGCAGAAATAGATCAGCAAATACAAAAGAAAGAAGAAGAATTAAGTTTAGCTTTGATAAGTGCAACTGAGTTGGAAAAAATACTTAATCAAGATATTAAAGGATCTAGATTACCGCCTGTTGCAAGAAGATACATAACACAAAGTGAAGTTAGAAAAAATAATAAAGCATTTGAGCAAAAAGGCGAAGACATGCCCACGGTGTTCGACACAGGCCCTGTCACAAGCAATGCTACTGTAGGACCTGATGATGGGGATACCGCAGGTGCTGCAATGTTGGGTGCAGTTGAACTAAATTTAAACAGTTTAAGTGACTTGGTTCAACAACAAATACAAGTTAGGGGAGATCCTTATTGGTTGGGCAGACCTAAGGGATCTGAATCGAGACTGGACGGAGCACAATATACCCGCGGCGGCTGTAACTATTTTTTAAATCTAAATTTTCCAACGTATCCTGATCACCAATCAGGATTAATGGATATCAGTGAACAAAACTTTGGAATAATTGGACTGTATCGTGTTACCAGAGTTGATGCTAGTTACAGTGATGGTCAATTTACAATGACACTGGATGCATTCAGAGATACAAACACTAATATTGGGCTAACATATGATATTCTTACTACAGGACTTATTGAAGAACAAGACACAAGAACACAAGCTGAGCGTTTTGCAGCCGAAGCGGATGCAGAAGAACCACCAGAAGCTGATTTTGGTGCAGGCGATGATACAACTGGAGATGAAACAGCTCCGCCAGCTAGTGCTGACGGCACAGGTGTAGTTACAGAAAGTCAATCAAGTGTAGCCGCAACAAGAACATTACCTATCGATCCTGAACTAAAATCTATACTAGCTAACGCCGGCGCTGCCGCTGGCGTAAATGTTGATGTTCGCAGTGGTGGACAAGATAGTAGCACAGGCTTTACAGGAAGTTCTAGACACAACAACGGAATGGCAGCAGATGTAGCACTCAGAGATAGCACAGGAAGAAGATTAAGTTTAGACAATCCAGCAGATGTTCCTATCATACAAAACTTTATAGCGCAAACCAAACGTTACGGTGCTACAGGTATAGGAGCAGGAAATGGCTACATGGGAGACAACACATTTCACATTGATATAGCTGATAGTGTAGGACAAGGAGCTCCAGGATACTGGGGAGGACAACTAGACAATGGCACATATAGAGCAAGAAATGCACCGCCTTGGTTACGAGATATTTTTATAGGATAAAAACATGAGAAGAAGTGGATTAAACACATTTGCCCAAAGAGTTCCTGACAATTACAAAAATAAAGGTAATGTTTCAGGCTTTAGCAATTTTGAAGGATTGTATATTGGAAAAGTTATCGAAATTGTAGATGATAGATATGAGGGTTATTGTTATGTTGAAATTATAGGACAACAACAACTGTCTAGCACTACTGGCAATCCTGAAGATAGAAAAAATTATGTCAGATGTAGACGAGCCATGCCTTATGGCGGTAGCTATCAAGCCACAGATCACACAAGAAGCTATGGTATGAGTACACACCCGCCTGCTCCTGGAACAGAAGTTATAGTTGCATTTACAACAGAAAATCAAGAAGGCATTATACTTGGAATTCTAGCAGATACAGGAAGAAACAGCAGTTATCCTGACAATGCTGCTGGTTTTGTACAAGGCGAAGACAATTCAGTTGCTCCTACATTTGACCAAGGCGTAGGCAAGAGGCAAGAAAAGAACACTAGACCTAGACATCCTCTTGCTGGTGCATTAGGAAAACAAGGACTACAGCTAGACAGTGTTCGAGGACTCAGCAGTAGCAGTGCTAGAAGAGAATCACCTAGTAATGTATTTGGGTTTAACACTCCTAGCGGTCACAGTTTGGTACTTGATGATGGTACAGTAAGTAAAAGTGAAAGAAGTTTAAGTCCTGATCCTAATAGACAAGCAGGTAATAGTAATTTAGTGAGACTGCGCAGTGCTGGCGGCGCTCAAATGTTGTTCAATGATACTGCTGGTATTGTTTACGTAATTAATCAAGCAGGCAACAGTTGGGTACAACTAAGCAGTGATGGTAAAATTGATATCTACAGCCAGGGTGATATTAGTATGCACACTGAAACAGACTTTAACTTGCATGTAGGCGGCGATTTTAATTTAGATGCCGAGTGTGTGAATATTAAATCCAGAGGCGATTGTGGAACAAAATTTGAAACTGTTACAGGTGAGTTTAATTTACACAGTGCTAAAGATATTAAATTCACCACAGACTTAAATCATCATCTAGTTGCCAAAGGCACAAGTAGAACAACTGCTCCATTGATAGACTTAAATGGTCCTGCTGCAACGGCGGCAACAAAGACCACAAACAACAACATTACAGTCAACAAAACAGTAAAGCAAAGTATTACTAGCAGAGTTCCAGAAGCTGAACCTTGGGGAGGGCATGCCGAACAACAGACTCCTATTGCAAGTTGTGCAAGTACTAATCTAGACCTTAAAGGTGTTGACATAGATCTCAGTAACATTAATAATACTAATAAAGATTCTAGCAATCGAGTTGGACGTAGATCTGGTTCTGGAGTAACAGACGATGGTTTTGACAGTAATGCAAAATATCCATCTTATGCACCTCCAGGCACTACTCCTAATTTAGATGACGAAGATTCTGAAAATGTAGGAGTAGCTGTAGGAGCATTAGTTGCTGAGGAAGAACTGAGATTTGGTACGACACAAGATAATCAAGTATACGGTACTCTCAGAAGTGCTACACCTGAAGAACTTAATGTTAATCCTAGAAAAGGGAGACCTTTTTAATGGCACTTGAACAAGTTGATAGAAAGTTTCAAATTGTATGGGAAGATTTTATTGTACAAAATACATCATTGTACAATACTCAGTTGCTATTGTCAGATTTGACTGCAAGTGACGATTGTAAACTTACTGCACTTAATTTTAGTAGATACAACGGATATGTTGGCACAGGTTACGGAGAAAGTTCAACCAGTGATGGTGTAACTGAACAACAAGCATATGATATTTGGGACAGTGAATTTAATAGATATCAAAAAATTGTAAAAAAACAATTGATTTCTAAAAATATTGTGCAAATGAGCCAAACAATGTATGATGCGCTTGTGTTGTTCAACTGGACAACAGGCAATTTATTTTACAGCAATGCTACTGAAGGTCAGTACAACATGACCAACGCAATTGTAACAAAAGACACAGATACAGTAGCAAACATGATGTCGAGAAGTGTTTTAAACAAAGAAAAGTGTATGCGTTGTGCTAGTGTATTGAGGCTTGCAGACTACGGAAACAATAAAAACAGATCTTGGATGCGCACCAACGGCATATACTACATGAGAGATCAGAATGAAAAGAACTTGCTGACTGACGCACAACTCAAACGTGCAAGATTTGCATACTATGCAGAGACACTGAAGTTTTTACCATTTACTCCTGAAAGTATTAAACGAGACATTGCCAAACGCTACAATAAAACCCTTGTCAATCAAACATTCACATACAGCGGAACTAACACCTTTACTATGGATACTAATTTTAGCATGGATCCAATTGAAAAACTAGAAGTAAGACTCAACGGAGAGATACTAGATCACTTATTTGATTTTACAGTGAGTGATTTAGTTGTTACTATCACAAAAAACATGACAAATGGCGATATTATACGTACTCAGATCAAAATATAAAAAGTAGCAGTTAATTTTGCCATAAATATTAGTATGGCAACATACATCGGATATAGCACAATAGACACAGTCACAGGCAGTAAAACATTGGAAGATGTTGATATTGCAAAACGTGACTTGATGAATCATTTTTACACTCGCAGAGGCGAACGTGTAATGAATCCAACATTTGGTAGCATACTACCCGAGTTGGTGTTTGAACCACTGGATTATACAACAGAAGCAGAAGCACTAGACGATGTGAACAGAATAGTGACCAACGATCCTAGATGGAAAGTTATAGAAACACTATTGAACAAGCCCACCGAGCATACACTAGAAGTGCGTGTGAGAATGGAATATATTGATACAGGAACAGCAGAAGAACTGTTGTTAACATATGTAGGTGAAGAATAATGGCACAAGGCGCAAGACAGAGCAGTTTATTTGCTGCTGAAGATTTCAGCGTAGTGTACGAAAGTTTTAGTGAAGCTAATTTTCAGGCTTATGACTTTGAAACTATTCGTAACGCTATGGTTGATTATATTAACAACAACTATCCAGAAAACTTTAATGACTGGATCAACTCAAGTGAATTTGTAAGTTTGTTAGAACTTATGGCTTTCTTAGGTCATAACTTAGCATACAGAGCAGACTTAGCCAGCAGAGAAAATTATCTAAGCACAGCAGAACGCAGAGAAAGCGCCTTACGTATTGCTGACTTCTTAGGATATACACCTACTAGAAATGTTGTTGCCAACGGATTTTTAAAGATAGACAGTGTGAGAACAAACGAACCTGTGTTTGATGCAAATGGTAATAGTTTAGCAAACATATCAGTGCAGTTTGATGACACAACTGATCCCAACAGTTACAAAAACTTTTTAACTATTATGAACAGCATGTTTCAAAGCAGTAGTCAGTTTGGATCTCCTTATAGTAAAGTTACAATAGGTGGCGTAAGCAACGAAATTTATAGAACTAATAGTGTAAACAATTTGTCGACTCGTAACTTTCAAAACAGAATCAACAACAAAAATACAACTTTTAGTTTTTACAGTAGTAAAACTACTTCACAGAACACAATAATTGAAAAATCACCTGACCCGTACAGTGTTGTTGACTTGCTATACAAAAATGATAACAGTGGTAATAGTAGTGCAAACACAGGTTTCTTTGTAGGATTCAAGCAAGGTGCAATGGAATACAAAGATTTTAATATTACCAATGGTTTACCTAATATGGTACTTGATATTAATGTAGACAACATTGCAAATGGAAATATTTGGGTACAAACAATCGACGAAGTAGGTCAAGTACAGAAAACTTGGACACAAGTTGATAAACTATTTGGAAACAGTGCTATATTCAATAGTACTAGTAATGCTATCAGAGATATTTACAGTGTTGCAAGTAGAGAGAGTGATCAAGTAAGTATTGTTTTTGGAGACGGTTCATTTGG